GTTCTAGGGTTTGTACCCTGTTTGTTCTTCCCGTGATTGTTCTAGGGTTTGTACCCTGTTTGTTCTTCCCGTGATTGTTCTAGGGTTTGTACCCTGTTTGTTCTTCCCGTGATTGTTCTAGGGATTGTTCCCTATACGTTCCCCAAGGTAAAAAGCAAAGCAATCTCTGTGCTAATCCAACCCACATCGCCCGAGGGGGAGGGGGAAAAATGCGCCCGTCTACTTCTGTTATAACATACCACCCCCACATAATTTCAAAATTTCAGACTTTACATAGAACAACATCTTACAAAGACCCCCCTTATGTTTTTTCTGAGCTACCCCACCCCCAAAAATTTTTCATAATTTGCACATCGGTGTTATCCTCGATATGAAAATAGAGGGGTCTCCTATGGAGCTACTAGAATCAGTTGGATCATTGTGGCCCATTGGGGTATCGTTCATAACATTGGTTATTGTCCTCTCCAAAATGCACGCTGAAATCGATATCTTGAAAGAAAAAGTAAAGACATTATTTGATCTATACAACGACATACGTTCGAGTAAGAAAGACAAGTGACCAAATGAGTGCCCCCCAGAAACAACCACGTCAAAGCAGGCATCTCCTTCTCCAGTACAAGGGAACCACACTGGATGAGCTAAAGGAACTTGCATCCATCCATTCCAAGGCGGGTCATCGGATGCAGCAAACCATCCGTGACCGTAGGATCACACACGACCCTGATGCCGGAAACCCTACCGGTGATTTTTCTGAACACTACGCACCTGCTACTCTGGGTCTCATACGAAAAGAAATTTACTACCGTGAGAGATTCGGCGGAACCACGGTCTCGGAAAAATACCCAGATCTTTTTACTGTAAAAGGCCCCAAAAGCCCTCAAGCGATAAAAAAACAGGATAAGAAATTGTTGAAACAATATGATAAGTACCTAGAGACAAAGGATCTGGATGGACCAAAGTTTTATCAGAACGGTTCCTACAAGGACATCACCCGTGTCACCCTGAGCAACGGGCTGACAATGAGAGAAGAAAAGTTTTGTCTTAACTACATCGCCACCGCAGATCCTATTGAAGCATGGATAAAGTCAGGGTATGATCATAGTTATCCAAACTACGATGTCCATGCACGTATGTGGGTCAGGCAACCAAAGATTCAGGAAAGGATCAACGAACTAATGGAAGAAGCAAAGGAAAAGATGCGTTGGAGCGCCGACAAGGTACTGGACAGATTCGACGAAATCTACAAGAGTGCGATGGCAGAACAGGATCACACGAACGCTTCCCGTAGCATGGAGCAGATCGCCAAACATCTTGGTATGTTCATTGACCGGTCAGAGTCACGGATCGGCAATCTTGACAGCATGAAGTCCGAAGACATCGACACCGACATTTCAAAGCTCGCTGACGTTGTCGGACTCAAAGTTGTCAATGGTGGAGAAGACTAACACTGTGTCTTTGGCATTTCGGTCACACTTCGGACAATCACCTGTTCTTCAGAACATCTCCCCCTAGTATAACTCTGCACATTGATCCATCGACAGACCCCTTCGAACATACGAACATGATAGCAACAAACGAAACCACAAAAGAAAAACTCCGTGATGTCCTTCTGGAAAAGATGGTATCTCAGTCGAGATCAGACTTTTTCACATTTACAAAGGCAATCGCCCCAATTCTCATCCCCGACTTTGTCGTGGGAAGACACATTGAAGTAATCTGTGACACCCTACAGAAAGTCTCGGAAGGCGAGATCAAACGGCAGATGGTCTTCCTACCACCCCGCTCATCAAAGTCTGTCCTATGTTCCAAGATCTTTCCAGCATGGCACATGGGTTTACACCCTGCCCATCAGATCCTGTGCGTGTCTCACTCCGACCGTCTCGCCACCGACTTCGGTCGATCAGTCAGGGACATTGTAAATGACCCCCTATTCTCGGTAATCTTCCCCGGTGTATCCCTCAGAAAAGACGTACGGGCCGCAGGCAAATGGGAAACAAACCAGAACGGTGTCTACTTCGCCGCCGGTGTAAAGTCCCAGATCGCTGGACGTGGCGCTCATGTTGCAATCCTTGACGACGTAATGTCCGAGGAAGACGCATTCTCCGAAGCCGGACGGCGCTATGTAAAAGAATGGTACCCTGCGGGCCTAAGAACCCGCATGATGCCAAACGGCGGAATCATCATCATCAACACCCGGTATCACGAGGACGACATCTGCGGCTGGCTCCTCCGAAACTCGGAGGAGGACGAGTGGAACGTCCTCAAGATCCCTGCATGGATCGATGAGGAATCCTCAAAAATCCTCAGTCTCCCTGTCGGCTCCTCATACTTCCCCGAATGGAAAACCACAGAATCTTTGAAGCTCGATGAAGCCGAGATCAAGAAGTATAACGGGACACGTTATTGGGAAGCCCTGTACATGCAGAACCCTGTCCCTGCCGAGGGTGGTCTCCTGAAAAAAAGTTGGTTCCAAGAATGGGAACACCCTGAGCCCCCCGAGTGTGACTTCATCATCCAGACCTTGGATACCGCATTCTCCACCCGGAGCACGGCGGACAACTCGGTGATTCAGACATGGGGAATCTTCGAGTCTATCGAGGTTGATTCTTCGGGTCAGGAACACCATGTAGGGAACCTGATCCTTCTGTCGAATGTCGTAGGTAAATTCGAATACCCCGAACTCCGAATGATCGCCCAAGATCTTTACTCTGAGCACTCCCCAGACGTGATGATCATTGAAAAGAAAGCCAGCGGTCAATCCCTGATCCAAGACTTGCGACGTGCTGGTCTTCCAATCCGTGAGTACACTCCTGACAAAGACAAGGTCTCAAGGGTCAACGCAATTTCACCCTTGGTCGAAAGCGGAAGAATCTGGATTCCAAAAGAAAAACCATGGGGCGATTCTCTGATACTCGAAGCAGCATCATTCCCCAATGCCGCCCACGATGATCAGGTCGATGCCATGACCATGGCAATCCACTACATGCGAGAATCATGGAGACTTGAGCATCCCTTCGATTCGTCCTATAATCAGGAGGACGAACCCCCGGGACAACCTCGGGGTAAGACCTACTGGAATTCAGTAGCTGCTTAGAAACCCAAGGACACCCATGGCACTCCCTAACGACAACATTAACATTCTAGATTTTATTCTCCCAGACGAAATGGATCTAGACGCTATTCCTTTTGAGCCAGCCCCCGAGATTTTTTTCTCGGACAATCTCGCTGAAGAATACCTTGATGAATCCGAGATCGAAAGAATCGGAAGCATTGTCATGGACTCTTACACGTCAGACAAAGAATCCCGGGCTGAATGGGAAAGCATGTTCGAGAAAGGCTTCGAACTCCTTGGTCTCAAGTTAAACACAACCTCTGAGCCTTTCGAGGGTGCCTGCACAGCCGTACATCCCCTACTGATCGAGAGCGCCGTAAAGTTCCAATCAAAGGCTTCCGAGGAACTCTTCCCACCACAGGGTCCTGTAAAAGCCCAGATCATCGGCAAATCCAATGCTGAAAAAGAAGACCAGTCCGAACGTGTCCAGTCATTCATGAACTTCCAGCTCACCGAAGTAATGCCAGAATACTTTGACGAATTCGAGCGTATGCTCTTCCATCTCCCACTTGTAGGCTCGGCATTCAAGAAAATCTACTATGACCCCGCCTCGGAACGCCCTGTCTCCGAGTTCGTCCCCGTTGACCAGTTCTATGTCTCGTACAACGCCACGGACCTACGCCGGGCTGACCGATACACCCACGTCATTTACATGACCCCCCACGAACTCCAGAAGCAGATCATGTCCGGGATGTATCGTGACATCGATCTCTCAGAGCCCGGAAACTTCCAGCCATCGACCATGAGCCAGACAATCAACTCAATCATGGGCATCGAATTCAACGCCGAGCACGACAAGCAGTACACCCTGCTAGAACAGCACCTGTACCTCGAACTCGACGATGACGAATTCCCATCACCTTATATTGTCACCGTTGAAAACGACTCTGGTCAGGTCCTCGGCATCCGACGCAACTGGAACGAAAACGATCCAACCCGTGAGAAGAAGATGTACTTCACTCACTACAAGTACGTCCCCGGCTTCGGCTTCTACGGTCTCGGCCTGATCCACTTCCTCGGTAACATGACCATGTCTGCCACTCTGGCAATGCGTTCCCTCCTAGATGCTGGCCAGTTTGCCAATCTACCCGGCGGCTTCAAGGCCCGTGGCATCAGGATTGTCGGCGGTGATGATCCCATCGCCCCCGGCGAGTTCAAGGAAGTCGAAGCAACGGGTATGGACCTGAACAAGGCCATTGTCCCACTCCCTTACAAGGAGCCTTCCCAGACCCTGTTCCAGCTTCTGGGCTTTATCACGCAAGCCGGTCAAAAATTCGCAGACTCCACGGACGCTGTGGTATCTGATGCATCGAACTACGGACCCGTGGGTACGACCTTGGCTCTTATCGAGGCTTCAGCAAAGCTCTTCTCGGCCATTCACAAGCGCCTACACAAGAGTCAGAAAGATGAACTCCGGATTTTGGCCCGGCTAAACTACGAGTTCCTCCCAGATGAGCAGATGATGATCCCTATTCCGGGCCGTGAACTCCCTGTCACCCGTTCTGACTTCGACGGACGTGTCGATATCATCCCGGTCTCTGACCCTAACATTCCCTCACAGGCTCATCGTCTGGCACAGGCCCAGCTACTTCTCCAGATTTCAGCACAGTCAACCCCCGGCACCTATGACATGCGAGAAGTACACAGGTCCTTGCTCACAGCCGCCGGTGTACGGGAACCATCACGTTTCCTATCCGCCGAAAAGGAACCTCAGGAACAAGATCCTGTCTCTGATATTCTGGCGGCATCAAAGGGTCTCCCGATCTCTGCCTTCCCCGGTCAGGATCATCAGGCATACATCCGAGTCTTCACATCATTCTTGCAAGACCCCACCCTTGGCCAGAACAAGATTCTTCAAAGCATCGGTCCGATCCTACAAGCCGCCATCAGGGATCATATGATGATGCAGTATCAGGAGACCATGAGTGGTCTGATGAATGAAGCCGGTGTCGCACAAAACCCAGATGTCATGCCCGAGATCATGGCCGAGGCCGCTCAACAGATCCTGAATGCTAACCAGCAGCTCGGTCAGTACCAGAGTCTGGAACAGCAGCAACTAGCCCTAGAGTCCAGAAGTCTTGAGCTAAAGGAAAAGAGCTTAGATCAGGACAACGCCAGAGAGATGGCCGACCTCTCCCTGAAGAAACAGGAACTCGACATCCGCCGCCGTGGTCAGGACATCGACGCAGCAAAAGACATCGGTGTCAACACAATCCGAAACAAGGAAGCCGAGAACAAAAAGGACATCATGCTCCAGAAATTCCTCTTGGAAGGACTTGGCAAGATGCGAGACATTAACTTATCACAAGAGACCAAAGGATTTGCCGACGGCGGAGCCGCAGAAATCAAAGGGTATAAACCCGGAGGCACGGTAACCTTTGACGATGTCATTGCCTTGATCAATAGCTACGATCCTGAACAGCTAGGTACCGGCTCTGATATTTACCCCGACGAAGCCCGTGCCATGGCGGAAGCAGCAGCATATCGAAACAACATGAGTATGTACGAAGATATTCAGAACACTAAGAAATCACAGTTCTCTGAAACCCCGGATATTAATGTATCAGGGTTAAAAGTACCAGAAGTAGAGCCCCTGTCTCCCACCGACGCAAGCATGTTCAAGGCTATGCAGAGTCTGCCAGAAGTAAAGCCCCTGTCTCCCACCGATGCAAGCATGTTCGAGGCTATGCAGAGTCTACCAGAAGTAAAGCCCACGGCACCTCAGAGTACTACGTCAGAAGAAGTAGAAGAACCCACGACATCCCAGATTCTAGGGGGCCGTCCACAACATTTATATACGCACCCAATAACTACATTTATGGAAGGTCTTGGAGGCCGTGAGGGCGATTACGATCATTGGGATAAAATAGCCAACGAATTCACTCTAGCTTACGGTGTTGTTCCTGAAATCGATAGTGTTACTATTGTCTTGGATGCCAAGGGCAACATTGATGAGGAGAAAACTGATATCTCCGGTGCCAGAAAAGGTGATATTGATGATCCGGATGCTCTGTATTTGGCAGACTACAATAATGATAAGAAAGCCTTTGCGGAAGCCGTTGCCTTACAATTTTATAATGAAGTTAAAGATCAAGAATATAATGGAAAACCCTTAAAAGCTTATAATGAAGAAGCTCAAGCAGCAGTGATTGATACTATCTATAATTTCCGAGAGGCTTCGGGCTGGGACGATGTTAGCCTGTTTCTAGATGAGTCAGATAATATTGGTACTGAGGATTATAATAGGGATAACCTCCTCCAGTTCACACGAAATTTTAGGGCAGGTGGAAAATTTCTACCGGGCATGTTAAAAAGAAGACTCTTAGCATACAATATGGTTGCACCTTTAGAAGACCGAGCAGTCAAAATTGAAATCTCAGAAAGACTTGGTGAAGACGGGGAACGAACAGGAACATTTTACGATATCTACAACGCAAACGGTGATATTATGCAAAGATGGGAAAAAGATTATGAGGTTCCCCCAAAAGATCTAGGTACCTTACTGGTGGAGTAACATAGATGCCTTGGCGTAATGTAGGAAATGTGGTACAAAAGAAAGTAGGCGGTAAATGGAAGAAACATGCCAAGGCTTCTTCTGTTGATAACGCCAAGAAAATGATCCGTCGTCTTTACCAAGTCGAGCGGAAAACGACAAAAGGAAAATAGGTATTATGAAAGGCAAAATGAGCAAGGGTCCCGGTAAACTGGCCCCGAGTCAGGATTGGTCTAAACTCCCCTCTTCAGAATGGACGGTGCGATCACATGTTGCCGTTTTACGTGGTGATCCTTCCAGTGATTACAACACAAACGTGACGCCAACCATGGCAAATCTTTCCTCGTACACGGCAAAGGCCAGCCGAAGAAAGTAATCGAAACTGTTTGAAGACCTAAAATCCGAGATTCGGCAGGAAATTGATGGTGTCCAGTCGAGTCTGTCCAAAGGTGTTTGCGAAACTTATGCAGAGTATCAGCGCATGGTAGGAATGATCCACGGTTTAGAGTTGGCCATTTCAAAGTGTTCTGATATTGAGAGAAGACTCACCGAATATGATGAGGAAGAATTTTAACCACCATGTTTGAACCAGAACTAAGCCGATCCATGTTAAATGATGACTGGATCTCAGAGTCAGCTATCCCAGATCCAGAACCACTCCCAAAGATCCCCGGCTATCGTCTCCTGATCCGCCCTGTGCCGATCAGGTCAAAGACAAAGGGTGGCATCATTCTCCCTGACAAGGCCAAGGATGACATGAAGTACCTGTCAACGGTGGGCCGTGTTCTCTCCGTGGGAGACTTGGCCTATGATGACAAGGACAAGTTTCAAAAAGGTCCATGGTGTAAACCGGGGGACTATGTTTGCTACGGTAAGCACACAGGTGCTAAGTTCTTATACAAGGGTGTCAGACTAATTATCTGCTATGATGATGAAATCACCATGGTGGTAGAAGATCCTTCAAGTCTTGACCCAATGTTTAATCTATCTAACTAGGCGTAATTCGATTGATTCGCCCCCAGCGGTGACCCCAAGGTCACAGGAGAAAAATAAAAATGTCCGAAGAAAACGAAGACGGTTGGTCAACCATCAACACCAGCCCCGACAATAAGAAAGAAGCCCCCCCTGTAATTGAATTCGAAGATAGCGAGGGTGATACTGTTGCCGCCCCAGAATCTCAGGTTGATCTTGAGATTGTGCAAGAAGAACAGAGCAACGAAAAGGAATCACAGGAGCCCGAAGAACTACAGGGCATCAACACCAAGGGTGCTGAGAAAAGAATCAGAAAACTGGTGGCACAGCGAAAAGAACGTGATGAACAGCTCACGCTTGCCTTGGATAAGATCAGGTATCTTGAAAACGCTTTGTCCGACAAGGACAAGAACATCACTGATTATCAAAGACAGTCCATTGATTCAAAGAAGGAAGAGATCCAGCGCCGTGTAGAAACGGCAAAAGCATCTTTCTCCCGGGCCTTTGACGACGGAGACAAGGACACTCTTGTAAAGTCGCAGTCTGATCTATCAGAAGCTCAGGCTGAACTCAAGATGCTTGAGTACGCCATTCTAATGAACCCGCCAACGGCATCTGGTCCTGCAAAGGAACAGCAGTCTGTACAATACTCACCACAGAAGCCGTTAGATGAGGGTGCAGTTGAATGGGCAGAGAAGAACGCTTGGTTTGGCAAGGACAAGATTGGTACAACCATCGCCTTGGCCATGGATCAGACTCTGAAAGAAGAAGGCTTTGATCCAAGAGATGACGAGTTTTACGAGGAGCTGGACAAGAGATTGTCAACAGAGCTTCCCCCAAGACTTCGTCCTAGTGGTGGGGACGTAAAAACTAACACCCAAGTAGTAGCAGGTCAATCACGCAGACAGGCAACCTCAAATAAGGTAAGACTCACACAAGCTGATGTTAGTCTTGCCAAGAAATGGGGCCTTACTCTTGAAAGGTATGCAGCCGAAAAGAAGAAAGCAGAGCGATCTGCCGGTGACTATACCTTGATTAACGGATAGCGTGGGAGAGACACAACATGGCACGAGTACTAGAGAAGAAATCAAGAACCGATAGCGAGCGAGACAGGGATTCACGTCAACATACAAAAGAGCGTCCCAACTGGCTAGACATCCCGGAGCACGTGATCAACACATTTGATGACAAAGGCTTTGCCCTCAAGTGGGTCCGGATCTCAGTCAGAGGCGAAGAGGACACCAAGAACATCGGTGTCCGCCTTAACGAAGGTTGGGAATTTGTGACGGAAGAAGAATGCCCTGAAATGGCTCGTAATTTCAAAGGTCTTGATCACGGTCGCCTTTCTGGTTGTATTATTCGTGGGGATGTAGCCCTTGCAAAAATGTCCCACGATCTGAGAGAAGACCGACTTTTTAGAGCCCACGAACGTACAAGAATGCTCAATGAAGCTGTTAATAACAGCCTCATGCGGGATAACGATTCACGGGCTCCTATTACTAATGCAAGCAAATCAAGGGCAAGGACAGGCAGGTCCGCTCATTTCGATGGGTAAGACACTGCCACTCAGAGCTATCAAGGAGGAAATTTAATGGCTTTGAATAAAGGTTTAAATGGCCTAGTCCCTGCTAGAATGCGAGGCTCGGGTGCCAACTCAGGTGGCACCACCCGCTATCGTATCGCCAATGCTTTCGGTTCAAGCATCTTCTCAGGAGATATCGTAAAGCTAGGAACAACAGGAACTGTTGAGGTCATCACCACGACTACTGATCACGTTCTCGGAACCTTCCAAGGTTGCGAATACGTTGATCCCGTTAGCAAGCAGCCAATTTTTGGCAAGTATTGGCCAGCCAGTACATCGTCTGTTGACGGAACCCCCTATGCTATCGTCAATGACGATCCAGCATCCACTTACATCATTCAGGCTGACGCCACTGTCACCCTCGCTGATGTGGGTATTAACTACACCGTCACACTAGGTGCGGGCTCAACCCTGACTGGCCGTTCTGGCTTTGGTCTAAAGGTTGCTGGCCGTGCTACTGCTTCTGCAATGCTACAGGTAATCGGGCTTTCTAATGTCCCCGATAACGCCTTTGGCGATGCGAATCCAAAAGTTGAAGTCCGTCTCGTCCAGCATGTCGATTCTTACACTTCAGCAGCACAAAGCTAAGGGAGGTTTAGAACATGGCTATTAATCGTGCGGATATCGCCAAGCAACTCCTTCCCGGCCTGAATGCAATTTTCGGTCTAGAGTATGCAGCCGTTGATGAAGAGCATAGTCCTCTATTCGACATGGAAAACTCTGATCGTGCATTTGAGGAAGAAGTGCTTATGACTGGCTTTGGCGCAGCCCCAACTAAAGCTGAAGGTGCAGCAGTTGTTTATGATACCGCTCAGGAATCATGGACTTCCCGCTACACCGCTGAGACTGTTGCCCTTGCTTTCGCCGTCACGGAAGAAGCAATGGAAGACAATCTCTATGACACGTTCGCAAAGGTCAGGGCTCGTGCCTTGGCCCGGGCAATGGCTCAGACCAAGCAGGTCAAGGCCGCTAACGTGTACAACAACGGTTTCACTGCTGGCTATGTCGGTGGTGATGGTGTCGTGCTGTTCTCAGCCGCCCATCCCACTGTCGGCGATGGCAATCAGTCAAACCTAGAGACTGCCGCTGATCTATCAGAAGGCACCCTCGAAACCGCAATCATCAACACTCATAAGATCAAGGATGATCGTGGTATCTTCATCGGTGCTTCACCAGTCTCACTCCATGTGGCCCCGGATGGCCAGTTCGATGCAGATCGAATTCTTGCTTCTCCGGGTCGGTCCAACACAGATTTGAACGACATCAACGCCGTTCGTAATCTGGGCCTTGTTCCAAATGGTTACTATGTCAACCGTCGTTTCACCGACGCAGACGCATGGTTCCTGCGGAACGACTGTCCCAATGGTACAAAGATGTTCATGCGAGCACCTCTTGCCACGAAGATGGAGCCAGACTTTGACACCGGTAACCTTCGCTTCAAGGCCCGTGAGCGTTATAGCTTTGGCTGGAGTGACTGGCGTCAGTGGCGAGGCAACCCGGGCGTCTAAAAGACCCTTGTTAAATCTCGTACACTAAGATTAGGGGGAATTCCAGTTGGAGTTCCCCCTTTTTCTATTTATAATTAGCTTAGATCATCGACATAATCATCGTCATATGTCGATAAAAAAAGGATTGTTAGATATGTCAACAAATGTAAAGGCTTATTTTGTTTCCGCTTCAACAACTCTGACCAATTCCGGTGGACGCCTCCACGGTGTTAACTTTGTCGGACATGGTGCAGGCGGAGATATAGCCAAGGTTATTATGAGAGAAGGGGCCAGCACCACTGGTAATATTGTTCTAGTTCTTGGTGCAAAAAATAATGATGTAAACGACATTTATATTGCTGAGCATGGTATCCGATTTGATGGCGGTCTCTACGTAGAAATGCCCACCTCCGCTCATGCAACAATTCTGGTAGGATAAAAATGTCAACAAACCTTAAATATTATGCTGTTTCGGTATCTCAGACAGTCACAAAGGCTGGGGGCAGACTTCGTTTCATTGACTTTGTAACCCCTTCGGGCCAGACTTCAGCCCAAGTTCTGATTTTAAGAGAAGGGGCCAGCCCAACTGGTAATATTGTTTTTAAGATGTTTGCCAATAGCGGTTCCCGCAATGATGTTTTTATGGCAGATCATGGTATCCGATTTAATGATGGCCTCTACGTAGAGATGCCTACATCAGCCAATGCAACAATTCTGGTGGGCTAATGGCAAAAATGCCCAGCCTTTCAGTTAAACGTGGAGAAAAATTACCCACTTCCAAAGGTGCGGGTCTGACAAAAAAGGGCGTGGCAAAGTACCGCCGTGCCAACCCCGGGTCTAAACTTAAAACTGCGGTGACTGAAAAGAAACCCAGTGGATCACGGGCAAAACGAAGAAAAAGCTACTGCGCAAGATCTGAGGGTCAGAAGAAAATGCACAACATTGACTGCTCAAAAACCCCTAAGAAAAGAATCTGTGCAGCCAGAAAAAGATGGAGATGCAGCTAATGAGTATGCCTACGATCACAGTCATTATCGAAAACGGACCAGAACAGTATGAAGAACAGGAAATTGAAATCTCTTGCCCCACGGCAACCCAAGATGAGACCCTAAACGAAGCCAATAAAGAAGCTGCTATTCAGGATCATTCTTACGGACCCACAGACATCTCTGATAAGCGATGTGGAAACTGTGGTTACTTTAACATGACCAAGGCAATGCTCGATTGTATCGGCGACACTGAAGAAGACGTTGGCTACTGTCAACTGTTTCACTTTAGTTGTCTCGCAAAAAACGTATGTGATTCTTGGATGAAGGGTGGTCCAATCATTGACCACATTGAGGAACCACAGGATGACGAAACAATGCTAGGCAAAAGGTTTATCTAACACCACCATGTCAGTAATATCTAGATCCAGCGTATCAAAGCAGCTAGTCTCTGGAAAGAGGAAGAAGCCCTCTTATAAAAAAGGCGGTCCTGTCTCTCGTGTGAACGAGGCAGGCAACTATACAAAACCGGGAATGCGTAAGAAAATTTTTGAAAGAATAAAAGCCGGTAACAAGGGCGGACGTTCAGGACAGTGGTCCGCAAGAAAAGCTCAGATGCTGGCCCGACAATATAAAAAGGAAGGCGGGGGCTACAAGTAATGCCTCTTAAAAAATCTCAAAAAAGTTTAAGGAACTGGACGAATCAGAACTGGCGAACAAAATCTGGTAAGCCTTCGACACAAGGTGCAGACGCAACCGGGGAAAGATATCTCCCCGAGAAAGCTATTAAGTCTCTTAGTTCCTCTGAGTATGCTGCAACCACTCGGGCAAAGCGAAAGGGAACAAAAGCAGGAAAACAAGTGGTCAAACAACCAAGACGTATAGCAGAAAAAACAGCTAGATT